AGCGCACATGAAGAAAATCAAGCAACCAAAACGCCCTACAGTTAAACCGAAGGGTAAGGTAAAGCAGGGTTTGGCTATTATGGCAAAGAGCGACCAGACGCACTTCGCTCCCCGCAGAAATTTAAAGGTTTAGACATGGCACACGACAATCGTGGTAAAGGCGACCAGTCCGGGGTTAATTCACTTGTACAATCCACGGACACAATTTCAGACAACGTTGCTACTAAACGTATGCAAGAAGCTGGTCCAAATGACTTAGGACCAAAGGTAGACCCGGTAGAGGCTCTACAGAATGCGCGAAGCGATATTCGTAGGGACATGGTGAACGATGCAGTTATTGCCGCCGAATATGATAGATTATCTAACCCAAAACCTGACGCGGTGGAGAGCATGGCCGATGTTCGGGAATCCGCTGTGGTGGTATCTTCAGAAGTTCCGACTGGCGCGGATTTCGTTGGTAGTGCTTTGGTTGAACGCGAGAATGCGGCTAAGTTTCTGGATAAGGAAACAGAAAAGAAAATCATAGACTTTGTTCATGCTCACTTTGATTTAAGCTATGACCGCATGTCTAAGAGGTATGATTACTGGAAAGATGCAGAAGTCACACATGATATCTTTGTTCCATCTAGAGTGATTGATGATAGCAAGAGAAAAAACAGACAAAACTATTCTAGTGGCCGAATAATAGACCAGATTAAAACACCATACTCCCGGTCAATCAGTGATACTATTTGCACTTACAATCTAGCGATTTTTGGTGGCGCACCACCTTTTCGTATTGAACCCACAAGCCGAGACACTAGCCGTAAATCTGCAAGGATTTTAGAACAGCGGCTTCACCACAATATGAGGCGGGTCGGATATGAACAGCGGTTGTACCAAATCTTCTTGGACAACAATCGTTATGGAATGGCACCTGTCGCAAACTTTTATGGCAAGGACGGTAACGTACCTGTCAACATTGACCCTTGGTCTTATTTTCCTGACCCTCGTGTCACGGCACAGAATAGACATGAAGCAGACTTTACTGGATATCGAACATGGGCCAGCCTTACAGCTTTGTATAGGCGTGGACATTACGACAACCTTGAACGGATAAACGATGCAAGACCTTCACTGTCTTGGACCTCAAATCAATTCTTAAAAGATACCATACGTGAACAGAGTGTGGACCCCACCATGCCCGGTAACTATGGAACAGACTATAAAAATTATTTTGGTCTGGGTACTGCACACGTTCTTAACACTCTTTATGTTTTTATGGACCCCCGCCGTTTGGATATCCCAGCACCTTTTGGTCTGTATCGGATTGTTGTGGTGGATGAGAATGTGGTGGTTCAGTTTGATGCTTCGCCTTATCCGCATGAGAGTATTCCAATTATTCATGGTGAGGGACAGTATGATGCACATAAAACTTTTGGGTCTTCTCTATATGACTTGCTTATGCCTCTGCAAAGATATCAGGATTGGCTCCTTCGTACCCGTGTGGAGAATGTACAGAGTATTGTACAAAACCGTTTAGTTGTTGATCCAAATCGAGTAAACATAAAGGATATTCTAGACCCAAATGCCGCAAGACTGGTACGAACATTACCCGGCGCAAATCCCGGCGATGCTATTTTACCTTTACAGGTTCCAGATGCTACGAGGAACTATTTTGCAGACCTCGATACTGCTGGACAACTTATGCAAAGAGTTGCCGCCGCATCAGATACTGCACAAGGTATTCAAGCAGAAACACAGCGCACAGCCACAGAGATTGCACGTTTAACGGCTCTTGGACAACAGAGGCTGGGCATGCAATCACGTCTTCTGTCTAGTACCACTATCAGACCTTTAGTTCGTCAGATGATTTCAAACCTTCAATTCTTTGAAGTTGATGGCGGCATGGTTTCTATCCCAGAGGAAAGCACATCAGATAACCCAACAGGCGATACTAGGTATAGCCGTGGTGATATTTTAGGTGACTTTGATTACGTAGTTGTGGACGGTACACTGCCTCAGTCTCCTGAAGAAAATTCAGAAAATCTTATTCGTTCTATTCGCGTTCTGTCTGAAACAGGGGCGGCACAGAACTATGACATGGATATGTTTGTAGAGCGATTGATTGAGAGTTTCGGTTTTACAGATGTGGAGAACTGGAAGAAACAACCCAGTGAGATAGTGCCAGATGAACAGATTATGCAACAGCTTCAAGCCGGTAACTTGGTTCCAATGGGGCAAGCGGCTCAAGAAATGGGTCAGCCGGGTGTGGTCCCTAATCAGCCTCAACCACTTACGCCGAGAGTATCGTGAAGGCTTACTCAGGAATGACATCCACCACATCTGGCAACTCTGAGAATAGGCCAGAGAGTTACAGGCGTGTGCGTAAAACCCGCACCTGTTGTTGCTCCATTCCAGTAGTTGCAAGGAAAAAAAGAAAGAGCCTACGCAGATGAAAGAGTTTGCTCTGGTCATTTCTATGTGGGGACACACAGGAGCCGAGTGGGTTTTTATGGGAAATCAATCTGTTCTTAAACACACTTTTAATCAGGAACAGTGTGAGTTTTTTGCACATGAAGAGATGTGGAACCATGAGCGAGATAACGAGTACTATAAAATTTTAATTCAATGCTATCCAACAGACTGTGCTGGCAAAGAGAGATGCGAATAAGAGGGATAAAATATTGGCAAAAGATATAAAGAGTGAAGAACTATCAAAAGGTTTTGAAAAGCTAAAAGAGAATTTCTTTTGGCAGACTTACAGGTCTCGTTTACAGGACGAGTACGAAAGGGTTGAGTTGGCACTTATCAGTAACGCATCGGCAGAGGCTGACCAGTTACGGGTATGTGCTTCATTAATGTCAGCATTCCGCACTGCGCTGGAGCTTCCAGATAGAATGATAGAAGAAGCACAGACGCAAGAGGAAATTGAAAGGTTTGAAAAAGATGGCTGAGAATATGACAGAAGCGGAAGTAACCGCGCAGAAGAACCCCGGCTCTGGGGCAATCACTGACCCCGCACAAGCGGCCAACCCTCCGGCAAATGCCCCCACCCCGCAAACAGACGCAGAAGCCAACCCTGACAAATCAGGTTTTTCAGCGGCAGAAAGACTACAGGCAAACGACAGAATGCCTGCTGATTTTGATTTTGAGGTGACAAATAACCCGGACCCAAGGGCTGGCGCAGAGGCTGGTGATGCAAACGCTCAAGACATGGGCGATGTAGAGGCAGATACTATTTCTCGTATGCTCAAGATAAAATTTCGTGGTCAAGAAGAAGAGATACCAGAAGACAAAGCCATTACCATGCTTCAACAGTTTAAAAGCATGGACAGCAAGTATGGACCTATTATGGAACTTGCTAGACGTGTGCAAGAGCAAACCGGTATCACAGACCCTAACCAAATAGCTAATGCTATGGGTGAAGGTATGCTACAGATGCTTCAAGCACAGCAAGGTCAGCCCGAAGCACCAACCGAAAGTCCCGCCGTAGCAGAAGCCAAAGCAGACCCTCGCGTGATGCAAAGAAATGTACAGTCTGATGAACAAGCCACACAAGCGGCCCAAGAGTTCTTTGAAGAGAATGGTCTTCAGCCAACAGATGCGGCTTTCAAATCAATGGCAAACATCTTTAAATATTCTTCTGCTATTGAGCAAGCGGCTACGGTACTGCCTACCTTGATGGAAGACGTAAGCATGTTTAAACAACAGCAACAGCAAGCGGCCATGCAATCCCAGCAAACCCTTGTTGACGCTCAAGCATCTGCTACCGCACAGGAACTTGGCATAGATGATGAACAGACTTTCAATGATTATATCTCTTGGGTAGAGATGCAAGAGCAAACCTTCCCCGGATATAAGGATGCGATTGCTACCAATCCATCAGCTATTGATAAGTCTATTCGTGATTATCATGCTATCGCAAGCGGCAGTCGTAATGCGTCTGAACAGGCTCAGATGAAGCAACAAGTCGAAAAAGATATTGCTAGAGCCGGTGGTGAGACCGTAGCAAGCCGTGGTTCAGATGAACCGGGTCAGGCGGCACCTTCTCGCGCATTCAGTGACCAGATGCTTGACCTTCTCTAAAAGTGCGAAAGCGTAGGTGGTTTGATTTTCAGCGTCTTAGAAATAGAAGAAGACGAGTGCCTTACAAATCACCTATTAGAGAACAGACATAGACATAGACATAAACAGTTGATTTGTGTCTATGTCTATACTATTATGTAATTGACTTTGATGAATGCCAACCAAACGGCGTTGTGTCGGCCAAGACCAAACGGAAACTAGCCTAACAATTACCTAGCGGAGCAATCAGAGAGGCGAACCCCTTTTAACTCTGGCTATATGAGGTAATTATTATGGCTACTCTCGGTATGCGTGGCACCGGCTCTTTTGCCGCTGACCATCGCCCTGAAAACTATCGCGAGAAGTACCTGATGCTGGAGCCGAACGGTTCGGCCCCGCTGACGGCAATTCTTTCGATGCTTCCTTCTGAAGCAACTGACGACCCGGAATTCCACAACTTCCGTAAGGACCTACCGGAATTTCGTTTCACCCACTCCGGTACAGCTACTGCGTCCGGCACTACTCTGACTGCATCTTCTGCGGCTGATTTGACTTTCATTCGTATTGGCATGTTGATGAGAAACTTCAATACTGGTGAAGTTGTTAAGGTAACTGGAAAACCATCAACCACTACCCTGACCATTACTCGTGGTGTAGGTAACGGTGGTACTGGTGCATCTGTTACTGCTGGTGAC